ATCCCGGTTCAGGACATCGTCCCGGCGACTTTATCACTCTTGACGGCAAAGAAGGTGTTACCTTTACCGCATACGTCGATACGGTCGATCAAAGCGGTGGAATCACATCGGTCAGAATTGCTAATCATGGATCAGGAAATACTCCGAATCATATAAAGGAATCGAATCAAACGGAGGAGTACTTTCTTGAAGACTTTCTTTTATTTGAGTACGACACAAATAATCAAGTAGGGCCAAACAGTCTTACATTCAATGTCGACACGATCGCGGGAACGAATGCCGCGTTTGAGATTGAATTCGGTGCACTTATAAGAACTGCCGGACGATACGTCGGTGTGAAAGGTCAACTCTCTGAGTCTATTGTTCTTCAGGACTCGTTCTTTTTTCAGAAGTATTCCTACGAGGTTCTTACAAACTTTCCGATCAGTCGTTGGCAGGGACCTATCAAAAAGACGGTTTCGCCGGCGGGTACGATACCGTTTGCCAACATACGTGTTTCTGACCAACTTGAACTTGGAATTGATACCTCCATATTCTCAACACTTACTGTTCCGGGAATATATAATGTACAAGTAACTGATCTACTCAGAGAAGATATAATTGCAATAAAACAGGATTACGCTGGGTTTTATTTTGCAGAAGATTATGCCGGCGAGATTGTAATCAACGAAGAATCGTTGATCGAGATCGATCAGGACTATAATGTGTCGGGTGGTTTTTACTTTGAGGATGATTATGCCGGTCCACTTGTGTTTGATCAGAGATTGGTCGTCGGAGACAAGACATCTTCTAATACCTTTACAACCGAATCTATTAACTAGGACTCACTGACATGGCCGTAACGGGTGTTGCAAACAACTTTAAAATTCGAAATGCAAGAGATCTGATCGACTTCGTTCAGTCTGATGATAATCGATTGTATGTCTTTCTTGGACGTACGATTGAGTGGCCTGACGAAGAGAATCCTCCGGAGGCCGTGAATGACTTTCAGGAGATTCTTCAAGCTCGAAGAGATATCAACGGTATTCGAGAAATCGGACTTACTGACATTGTTGCGGGTCTTAGAGAAATTGAGTACGAGGATGGTGTCGTATTTGATCAGTACGAGGACGACGTCGATCTGACAGACAAAAACTTTTACATTTTGACCGATCAGTTAAACGTCTATAAGTGCATCTCCAATAATAACGGCGGTGTCTCAACAGTACTTCCGACGCACACGACATCGGACATTCCGTTGGAATCTGATGGATATAAGTGGCGATTCATGTTTTCGGTCACAACGTCACTTCTTCGAAAGTTTATTGTACCAAACTTCTTTCCTTTGAATGATGATCCGAACGTTCTTGCTCCGACAAATCCGGGAACCATCGACAATCTTCGTGTTGACGCATCGGGATCGGGATTTACTGCTAATGCGTCCATCAACAATGATACAGAGATACCGGTATTCATTCAGGGTGACGGCGATCAAAACGCAAGTGCGACGGTTGCGATAAGTACATCGCAGGGCGAGATCATTTCAATCGACTCGATCACAGATGGCGGATCTAACTATCCGTTTGCACCGGAATCAAACATACCGGTTGCGTTTCGTCAGTTCACCGGAAACGCACTTGTACAGAATGCGTACGGAATTGCTTCGACAAGCCCTTCCGGTCAAATTGATTCGGTGCAAGTCGTGAATCGTGGCAGTAACTATTTGAGCGGTTCAGTTGATATTGTTCAATCTTCTGCTCTTGCATATGCCGAAACCAATTCAGAGGGTGAGATTATTAACTCGGATGTTCCGACAGGACGAGAGGGTCGGAACTTTACTCGAGCCGAGGCAATTGTCGTATCAGATAATGGATCGGGTGCAAATCTCAAACCGATCATTTCTCCGATCGAAGGTCATGGATCCGATCCTGCTTCGGAACTTTTGGCGAATTTTGCTCTGATCAATCTCAGACTTTCTGGAGAACAAGGATTTCTGGGCACCAGTGACTTTCGTCGAGTGGGTCTTATTGAAAATCCAAAACAATATGACTCACAACAGAATGATGGTTCGTTTCTTGACTTTACCGATAGTACTGGTGATGCAAGATTCACTCTGACTCTCTCAAGTGGAGACAATACACCGTTTACAGACGGCGAACAGATTATCGGTCAGACTTCTGGAGCCATTGGAGTTCAGACCAATCTTTTTGAGACCGATAAGATTCGTACAGACATCGACAATACTTTGACATCGGATAATGAGTTCGTTGTTAATGAGGACATCGTCGGTTCGGAATCCGGCGCGCAAACAGCAATCACCGCAATCGAAACTCCTGACATTGCGAGATATAAAGGTGAGATTCTTTATATAAATAACCGAGAAGTTATTGAAAGTCAGAATCAACAACAGATCGAAACGATTACTCTTGTTCTAGAGTTCTAGATAATATGAAGGATAAGAATCGAAAATGACGCTTAATTTTAATCGTTCACCATTTTTCAATGATTACGATGAGAACAAACAGTTTCATCGTATTCTCTTTCGGCCAGGATTTGCCGTACAGACTCGTGAACTCAACCAACTTCAAAGCATTCTTCAGAATCAGATCAGTCGCTTTGGAGATCATGTCTTTGAGAACGGATCTCTCGTCATACCCGGTTCCGTCAAGGTCAACGGTGATATTGGTTACGTTCTCATTCAGGAGGGAGCGCTTACCAGTTCTGATGACTCGGTGTACGAGGGTGCTAAGATCGAGAACTCTGCCGGTGTGACCGGTACGATCACGACGTTGTCTCGCGCAGAGGACGGTGATCCGATTACGTTCTTCTTTACTCTCAAGACGGGCGGGTCCTTTTCTCAAGACGAGACACTGACCATTACATTCTCTGACGGATCCACGACAACCGAAGACGTCACGGTAGAGAATGCGGCGGGAGCTCTCGGTAAGGGAACGATTGTATCGGTTGAACGTGGTGTCTATTTTATCAACGACGAGTTCGTTCTCGTTCGTTCACAAAGTGTCATTGTCGAAAAGTATACACCAATCGAAAATATCACGGGAGACATCTCTGTCGGTCTTCTGACAAGTGATCAGATCGTGACTCCAGAAGAAGACGAGACACTTCTTGATAATGCTCAGGGTACGTTTAACGAAACCGCGCCGGGCGAACATCGATTCAAACTCGATCCCACTTTGGTTCTAAGAGACGATCTTTCAAATCTGAACGATTATGTTGAGATCGCAAGAATTGTCAACGGCGAGATCGCAAAAGAGGTTCGTGAATCAGAGTATTCTGTTCTTGGTGACACGCTTGCACGTCGTACATTCGAAGAATCTGGCGACTATGTCATTAAGAACTTCAACATTGGTGTCGAACCTCATCCTTCTGATAACACCAAATTAAGACTTGAGTTCGAACCGGGTAAGGCATACATTCGTGGTTATCGTGTCGATATTACCGACACAACTCGTGTTGATCTTGACAAGGCGCGTACAACGGACAACGAAGAAGACGTGCTCGTGCCTCTTCAGTTCGGAGACTACATTCACACGAAAACTTTGTTCGGTCATCCTGAACCGTTTACCGAGGTTAAGTTATATTCGGATTCGACTCTTAATTTTACGAATAATGTGCCGGACGAACCATCAAATCAGATCGGCACGGCGATCGTGAAGGCGGTATCGTACGATCCGGTTCGCACAGGTGCTGCCGGTGAGACGGTCGTACGTTTGCATATGTTCAACTTTAGTTTCACCGGATCGAACTCGGTAGAGGATATCGGAACTTTCTATTCCGACGTCAATTCTCCGGTGTTCGCTGGTGAGGTTGAAGCGGAATCTCAGAACGGTTCGGGCAACACGGTTCTTCAGGAAACATCGGATCAGGTGTCGATCTATCAGATTCCATTCTCTGAGGTCGACACGGTGAGCGATTCGTCGTTTAACTTTTATGAGGAATACGGTTCGGTTGTCAGCAGTTCATCCGTTACGATTACAACACCGGATGCGGCCGAACAGTTTCGAGATGAAGTCACCGATTATCTTGTATACGTGACCAACGTTGTTAATGGTTCGACTCCGGCAAATTCGATCGGTGATGTCGGAGTACCGAATGGTGTATCGCTGACAAACTCCAATAAGACCGCGACTCTTGATCTGAGTAACTTCGCGATTAATGATAACGACGAGGTCGAGATCTATGCGGTCATGTTCAAGTCGACCGGACTGATCAAGACCAAGACACCGGTTCAGAACTCAACGATATCGGTGTCCTCACCGGGTTCAACGATCGATCTTGGTGTTGCGGATGTATTCAACATTGTTTCGATTCAGGACGGTGCGGGAAATGACTTCACTTCTTTTTATCAACTTGACACCGGTCAGAGAGATAACTTCTATGATATCTCAAAATTAAATCTCAAACCGGGGTTCAGCGCACCAACCACTCCACTTACCGTCACATTCGACTTTTTCAATCACGGAAGTGGTGACTTCTTTACCGTCGACTCATATGATGCGATTGCCTATGAGGACATTCCGTCATATACATCGGAGAGTGGTCAGACGTTCAAACTCGCCAACTCGATCGACTTTCGACCGATTGCAAATGCCTCGGGCGAATTTACGAATAGTCCCGTATCGTATGTTCCCGATTCGGAGGCGATTCTTGACTTCAGTTTCTATCTTCCACGGCGTGACAAGATCTGTATTAACTCGACCGGTGACTTTTCTGTCATAAAGGGTGTTCCGGATCTTGAACCAGAAGAACCCAAGTCAAACGACAATTCTATTACTCTTTACAATATTCGAGTCAATGCATACACGTTTGACACCGATGATCTTGTCGTCGAACCGGTCAAGCATCCTCGATTTAGAATGAAAGACATCGGTGAACTTGAGAAAAGAATCGAGAATCTTGAGTATTATACCGCACTGAGTCTTGTCGAACAGGATGCGATTTCTCGTGAGTTTATCGATAAGTTCAAGACGGGTATTTTGGTCGACTCTTTCACTGGACATCAGGTGGGTAATGCGACCGAAGAGACGTATCGAGCCGCAGTGGATCCCGATAAGGGCGAACTAAGACCAGAATCATCGACAAAATCGATTCTTCTTGCGGATGACGGAACCGGGTCAGATACACAAACGACCGGCTCGGTTGTTACTTTGCCGTTTACCGAGACTCCTATTGTAAGTCAGTCAAAGGCGTCTAAAACACAGAGAATTCAACCGTTCATTAAGTTTGGCTTTGAGGGTCAGGTGACACTCGATCCATCAAGTGACTCTTGGGTATCAACACGGCGAGTGCCGGATACAACTCTTGATGGCGGTAACGAATTTACCGACGCGTTTAGAGCAAGTGAAAACGCACTTGGTACGGTCTGGGGATCATGGAGAACATTTTGGCGAGGCACCTTCCAATTAAGAACTCGCACCGGTGAACGCATCGTTCGCACAGAGAGCACTAATATTGAAAGAATTGGAGATCGCGTTGTTAATCGATCGGCCGTTCCTTTCATACGATCTCGAGTTATTGAGTTTACCGCGACCGGACTGAAACCTCTTACGAATGTGTCTGCTTTCTTTGATGGTGTTGACGTAAGTGAATTCTGTACTCCAAATGGTGGCAGCCTGGGAGACCAACTTACCACCGATGCAATTGGATCTATTACAGGTACATTTGAGATTCCAAACGAAGATGACAATCGTTTTCGTACCGGCAATCGTGTGTTCGAACTGAAGGATTCGGTTTCAAATCCTTCGACCGATGCGTCCGCGATATATGGCGCATCCGGAATTCTGGAAGAAATATCAGAATTCTTTTTGTCGACCACGGTTGTCGATGTCGACAGACAGGAAGTTCGCACTACCGAGGCGACCGGTCGTCGCAGAGATCCTCTTGCTCAGTCCTTTGTGGTTGATCTTGAGAACGGCGCGTTCATTACGTCGATTGATCTTTACTTTGGTCCCGAGGCCGCGAATAACGACTTTCCTGTCACAGTACAAATTCGTAACATGGAAAATGGTTTTCCGGGACCTCAGATTGCTCCGTTCGGAAACGTTACACTGAATGCAAGTCAAATTGGTAATGGATCTTCGGATTCATCTGTTTCAACAAAATTCACATTTCCTTCGCCGGTTCATCTTGATGAAGATCAGGAGTATTGTTTTGTTGTACTGACTGATTCCGATGAACTGACGGCATGGGTATCCGAGTTAGGACAGGTCGATGTTACAACAGGAGAACGAGTTTCGCGTCAACCGTTACTTGGTTCACTGTTCAAGTCACAGAACAATGTGACGTGGACTCCGGCTCAACTCGAAGATCTTAAGTTTGATATCAATCGTGCGTCGTTTGACACAAATGTGACCGGTCAGATCGTCTTTGAGAATTCGGTTTCATCTAACGACACAGGCACCGAGGCGGATCCATACGTAAGAGTTCTGCCACTTGATCCTTTTGTGTTTACCGACGGATCAAACGTAATCAAAGTGTCTCATCCGAATCACTCGATGGTGGCCGGTGATACTGTTCAGTTTACGGCCACTAACTCGAGCGATCTTGCCGGTGTGCCGGAGAGTGAAATTTTTGATACGAATCTTACCGTTGCGACCGGACCATCGAGTGAACCGATCAAACCGGACGAGTACTACGTTCAGGTGAGTACAAACGCCACGGCGGATGCTCAACTCGGCGGTGCAGCAGTCAATGCGACTCAACATGTTGGATTTAGT